TTTTCATCTATTAATCTACCTTTTTCATCTATTAATCTACCTTTTTCATCTATTAATCTACCTTTTTCATCTATTAATCTACCTTTTTCATCTATTAATCTACCTTTTTCATCTATTAATCTATTATCTTCATCAATTAATCTACCTTTTTCATCAATAAATCTACCTAGTTTATCAATTAAATTACCATCTTCATCAATTAATCTTCCTTTTTCATCAATTAAATTACCTTCTTTATCAATTAAATTACCATCTTCATCAATTAATCTTCCTTTTTCATCAATTAAATTACCTTCTTTATCAATTAAATTACCATCTTCATCAATTAATCTTCCTTTAGTATCTATTAAATTACCATCATTATTAACTTGATTACCATAAATATCAACATATCCACCATCACCATCTGCAAATATTTCTTGACCGTGTAAATATTCTTGACTTTGTAAATACTCTTGACTTTGTAAATACTCTTGACTTTGTAAATACTCTTGACTTTGTAAATACTCTTGACTTTGTTGAATTATATTACCATTTAAATCTAAAAAATTACCATATGCATCAATTATTTGTCCTTCATCATTTTCATATATTTCATCAACTGAAATAGGTATTCCATTTTCATTTACAGGTATACCATTTTCATTAAAATAATTTCCATTTTGGTCTTTAATTAGATCTATTATATTATCAATTTCTTCAGAAGATACTTTTCCAATAATATTACCAGATATATCTAAATAATTACCAGAAGCATCTATATCATAATTTTCTTTATTTAATTTAAATTGATTAGTAATTATTGAATCAATATTAAGAGGATTACCATTTATATCAATTATATTACCTTGAGCATCTTGTAAAGTAAAAATTATAGGATTACCATTTTCATCAACTTGATTACCTTCATTATCAAAAAAAGTCCCATTTTCATCTTGATAAATATTCATAATTAATTCACCTTTTTCATCTACTAAGTTACCATATTGATTAACTAATTCATTATTTTCATTTTTATATACAATTAATAAGGGATTGCCATTTTCATCAACTTGATTACCATTTTCATCAAAATAATTACCATCCTCATCTTGGAAAATATTTATATCGTCGCCATTATCAATATTTTGAAAAGTATCTTTAATTTTAAAAATATTTTCAAAATTAATATTTTTAAATATTAATAAAAAAAATAAAAATAAAAAAATCAATAATAATATGTTATTTATACACATATATTTTTATTTAGAAAAAAATAATTTTTGTAGTAAATACAAGTGGACCTAATGATATTGGTCCATAATTAATCCATAATGTTTCTAAATTCTCTATTTTAGGACGTAATGGTAATTTATGCATGAGTTTATATTCATTATTAATAATTTTAAGAGCAACATATTCATACAATTCATCATTACTTATTTCTGTTTTAACAGGTTTTTGATAAATCAAGAATTGAAGTTTATAAAAATTATTAGTTAAATATCCATAAAAAGTATAATCTTTATATTTTAAATTTATTTTTAGTTCTTTTTTATTATTATTAGTTATTGTTGGAATACTTAAACTGTAATCATTTTTTTTTATTTTAGAAAAATTTATATCATCAACTTTATCTAAAAATCCATTGTTAAAAACAAATATTTGTTTAGATTTATCTGCAAAAATTTCATTTTTGTTTTCATCTGTTCCTATCCATTCTATCATATCATTTCTAGAACTATTACAACCATATATATAACAATTAAAATCATTTTCAATATTAATATCAGTTAGTAATTTGGAATCATTTTCTATTTTTTCATTATTATCTTCTTTATAAATATTATCATCAAATTCTACATTAAAAAAATATTCTGATTGAATAAAAAAAAATAGAAAGATTATTAAAAATATTAATATAATATTAATCATATAATATTACATATAAATTAATTATTTTAAAATATTTTCTATAATGCTTAAATTTATTATATTTTCTTTATCTTTACCAGCAACAAAATTTATAATTAATTCATACTTTAATAATTCAAAAATTATTTTTTTTGTAACAACTTTAACATTTCCAATACTTTCATTATTCAATTTAATATTCCAAACATTATTATTTTTAATAAATATTATATTTTTTGAAATTTTATCTGATATTTTATTAAATAGTTTACCAAGTTTTTTATCTTTTTCATTACAATAGTCTTGAATTTCAGTATATTTTATATCAAGTTCAATATCTATAGATTTTTCTATTGTTGAATTAATATTTTTAATGATTTCACTAATTTTTATTTCTTCTTCATATTGATGATCTCTTAATTTAATGTAATGACTATTTAATTGTTTATTAATTTCTTTTTCCATATTAATAAAATTATCACGAATAATATAATTTTTTTTTATTATATTATTTAAATCATTTAAATCTGATTTAATATTTTTTATAATCCATGGAAAACATGTATCTGCATTAGGCATATTAATTAACTTTCTAACAATAGTCAAACCTAAATCTAATCTATTTATATCAGTAGATAAATTACTTATTGATATAATATTATAAATTTGATTATTATGTGTAAATGTATGATAATCCATTTCCTTTAATCCTTGAATATTTGAATTAAAAGATATAAATAACCCCCATAAAATATTATTTGTTTTCATATCATCTTCCATTTTAATCAATTCATCTTTGTTTACAGTTGTTGTATAATTTTTACTTTCTAACATAATAATTTTTTCATCTGGTAAATATAACCATGCATCTCCAGAATGTGGAATTATATTTGTTTTTTTATAAGTAATGTCACCATATCTTTGTGTAATTATTGTTTCGAGAACATTTTCAGCAAATTCACCTTTTTTTGAAGAATTACAAGATATTCCTATTAATTTTTCTAACGATGATTCTAATGATGATATTTTTTCATTTAATTGAGGTGATACCAAATCCCTCTTTAATTCATCTAATTTATTAATTAATTCATTATATTCTTTTTTCTCTTTAATATTTTTTTCATTAATTTGGGGATACATTATATCATATCCAGTTTTGAATATAATATTTGAAATTTTATTAAGTTCTTTTTTTTTTAATTTGAATAATATGGGGAATATATCATTTTTTAATTTTAGATTTATATCCATTGTTTCCATAAATACTTAAGTTATAATTAATATTTTAAAGAATCAATTTTTATTTTGATCTATAAAAAATTGAATTAAATACTTAAACAAACATTATCATAATGATCATGAGCTCTGGTATTATATGTAGAAAATGTGGTGGTAATCACCTAACAATTAAATGTAATAAAGATAAACCTTTAGACGTATCACAAAATAATAATGAAAATAAACAAAATGATGGTGAGAAGAAACAATATAATAATAATGGAGAAAATAAACAATATAATAATAATGGTGAGAAGAAACAATATAATAATAATGGAGAAAATAAACAAAATGATGGTGATAAGAAACAATATAATAATAATGGAGAAAATAAACAATATAATAATAATGGAGAAAATAAACAATATAATAATAATGGTGAGAAGAAACAATATAATAATGGTGAGAAGAAACAATATAATAATGATAAAAAAAATTATGTGAATTATGAAAATAAAAATAGCGGTAAAGTAAAAATGAGTAGTTTACCAAATGATATTTCAAAAGAAGAATTACAAGAATTATTATATGATTGGGGTCATGTAAAATATATAAATATTAAAAAATATTACGATGAAACTGTAGCATATATTGAATTTAGAGATGAAGATCAAGCAAATTATTTAATAGAAGCATTAGATAATACACCTTTTGATTATAGAATATTAAAACTATGTAGAATTGAATAAATTAATAATTATTTAATAAAATACTATTAATTTATTTAGATGATTGAGGTTCATTATCTTCTTCTTTTTTTGATTTTTGTTGTCTGTAATATAAAAATGCAACAACTAATAAAAGTAAAACCCACCAATATTGTTTAACTAAATCAAACATACTGGTACAAGTTTCATTTTTAATACTTAAAATAGAAGGAAAAGGTATTGTACCTGCTGGTAACATTGGTTGAGTTGCTTGTAACATTGGTTGATTAACAGGTAAAGTGGTTTGTACAGTTAATGGTACTTGAACTTGTGGAGTATTCATATATATATATACTAGAAAAAAAAGGATAATTTAAATATTTATTTATTTATTTTTATGAGTTTAATTTTTATCTATATAATATATATGAATATCAATATAAAACCTGAATTAATTGCTTTAATAATAGTTTTAATATTTTTTTGGTATTTTAATATAAGAACACAAGATGTATTATCAATAGATATGCCATTAGAAACAATGAAAAATATATCTATATTTGATGGAAAAAAAATTTAAATAAAATCTCGTTTTGATTAATATGCTTATTAATGAAAAAATGATTAAAGATATTTTTAGTTTAAAAATAAAACTATCTGGAAAAGATAAAATTAAATTATCTGAATACGAAGAGTATATACCAATGTATGATATTTATAGTCAACAAATATATCCTATATTTAAAAAAAATTTACATTATAGATTAATTGAATCACATTATAGATTTATTACAGATGAAATTAAAGATTGGATAGAAAATAAATATAATGAATTTAAAAAAGATAAAAATAAAAGTAAACTATTTAAAAAAAATTTAGAAATAATAGATAATTATGATTTAAAAGTATTAATTGATACATCATATAAAGTTTTGTATAAATATAGCAAGTTATTAGGTTTACAAATAAGTATTTGTAAAAGAAAAAGTTTTAATCCATATATTAAACATTTAAAACCATATTATTCAAAAAATGAACTAATTAAATTAGGAGAAAATATGGGTATTATTAAAGAAAATATAGATTTAGAATTATTAAATGATAAAGAAAAACATTATAATATTTGTAAAAAAATTTCAACAAATGATGTTTCATTTGATGAAATAAAAGATCATACCGAAAATATTATTAATAATAATATTATATCATGGATTACATTTTATTCATTCTATGGATCATTTATTTTTAATTTTTATTTAAGAGTTAAAGATCCATTACAAACAAATATGAATACATATGTATATGACGGTTTAAAATTAATATTAAATGCATATAAAAATAGTTCATCTTTAAAAAAAGATTATATTTTTTATCGATTTTTATGGGATGATTCTTTTATAAAAAATCTTTTAATTGGAAGTACATTTTATGATAATGGGTTTACATCAACTACAAGAGATCCTTTTTATAGTCCTGGATTAAATGGAACATTTGGTTTAATATTAATGAAAATTCATATACCAAAAAATGTTAAAGGGGTAGGATATTTTATTGAAAACTTTTCCCTATTTCCAAATGAAGAAGAATTTTTAATACCTCCTTTTTCAAAATTTAAATTGATATCCAAAGATAATAATTTTAAGTATTTTCATACAAATCCTGAATTTGAAAAATTAATTACAAAAAAATATGAAGTTGAATATATTTCAACAGATTACAATTTATTATCAACATATTCTTTTAACGATATCACTAAAACGGTAGATCTAGAAAATTATTTAGCAAGAGGGATTAATAAACTTGAAATGATAAAAAATTTTATTGAAAAATATAATAAATTTATTATTTTATTGAATAAAAAAAAATATACAATGTATTATCAATGGTTTGATGGTACAGAGAATAGTTCTTATTCAAAATTATATGGAAATAAAACAAAGGAAGGTATTAATTTTACCATTTTTAGTGAAGATGGATATCCTTATTTAAATATTGAACTGGGAGATCAACTAATTGTGAATTATATAAACACAAAATATTTTTATCAGAATACAAAAGAAGAATTAAACAATGAACATCTTGATTTAATTTTTCATTTTGGTAAAGTTTTTCAATATAGAGAAGCAAAAATTTATCATACATATAGAAATTTTAGTGAATTTATTAAAAACTATGATAAAAATTTAAAAATATTTTTGTATAATAATTTGTATAATCATACAATGTATGATTACATTAAAAATAAAAATAAAGAATTCAGTTCAGATAAATACATAAAATATGAATTAGGATGGTATAACTTTGATAATTTTATTAATAAATTATTACCTGAAAGTATAATTAATAAATTTAATTTAAAATTTAAAACTATTGGAGAAAATATTATTGATATAATTGAAAACAATTTTAGTATTTATAATAATTATATTTATGAAATAAGTAATGATAAAGATTTAATTATAGTTGTGGATAAAACCATAAATTTACTGACACAAAATTATTTTATTTATAATATTTATAACAGAGTACAATATGAATATAAAGATATTCCATATAATATAAACTATTCATATAGTGATAATATTAAAAATACATTTTATGATTTAATATATGAACAACCTGTTAGACGTTTTTAAATCGGTATTATATTTTTTTTCTAATTATTATCAATATGATAAAAAAAATATTTTTTGTAATTATTTTATTAATATTATTTTATGATTTATATGAAACATTAAATATTGGTAATTATTTTTATAAAACAAATAAAAATATCTTTAAAATTAATAATTATAAATCTGATATTATTAGTGATAATTTAAGTGAAAATAGAAATGATTTAAGTGAAAATAGCAATGATTTAAGTGAAAATAGCGATGATTTAAGTGAAAATAGCGATGATTTAAGTGAAAATAGCGATGATTTAAGTGAAAATAGCGATGATTTAAGTGAAAATAGCGATAATTTAAGTGAAAATAGTAATGATGACATAGAGTGTGATAGTGATGAAAATACAAATTATATATCAAAAATAAAAAAAAATAATGAAAATATAAAAGAAATAATGAATATTTATAAAAATAATAAAGTAAATAATGATGAAATAATTTCTCAACAACAAGAAATAATTAAATATCAACAAAACATAATAAATCAAGTTCAAACAAATAATAATCCATTTCAAGCAGAAAATAGTTTAGATTATGCAAATAATAATCAAGTTTTCGCAAATAATAATCAAGTTTTCGCAAATAATAATCAAGTTTTCGCAAATAATAATCAAGTTTTCGCAAATAATAATCAAGTTCAAGCAGAAAATAGTTTAGATTATGCAAATAATAATAAAGTTTTCGTAAATAATAATCAGGATTTCGTAAATAATATTATTATAAAACATCCAAATCAAAAACCAAAAGAAGAACAACAAATATATGATGAAGAGGTTGATATCAATAAATACGGTAAACCATATGACTATAAACAAAATAATTTTATTCATTGGGATTTTTATGATCCAAAACCATGGACAAAAATAATATATAAGTATGGTTCAAATGATCCTTATAATTTTTATATAAAAGCAAAAATACCTTCATTAAATGATTATGAAAATTGGAAAAACTATTTAACTAATATTAATTTTGATCCAAGAAGTGGTGAAATTATAATATCATGTCAAGATGAAGAAACAGCATTATCAATAGCAAATCTAGTTGTTTCTAATTTTAAAGGTGATATTAAATTTGATGAAATAATTAATAAAGATTTGGTTGGTATATCAATAATAAAATGTAAAAAATATGAAGTTGTTAAAAATAAAATCAAAGAACAATTAATACAAAATATGATTGTAAAAGCAACAAATTTTAATGATTTAAATAAACAAATAGAAAATAAAGAAAAACAAAATATAGCTAAAAATAATGAACAGCAAAGTAATAATTATTTTTATTATAATAATAATTTTGTAAAAAAAAATAGTGATTTTGATGCATATGATGGAAATGAATATTCATTTATTTAAATTTAATTGGTAATTTTCTATATGATTGTGCATTTTCTTTTTCAATTATTTTATTTCCAGAAATATTTGTATTGAGTTTAACTTCCTTATAATGTGTTGAACCTCCTGATTCATGAATAAGAGATTGTCTTGTTGTATTACCTTTTTCAATATTAATTTGTTTTATTTCTTTCTCTGTTATTTTTTTTACAAAATTATTGTTTTCATTTGATATTATATTTTGTGTTTCAATATTATTTTTTACAACATATATATCACTATAATTTATTTTTTTTTCTTTTTTAATTACTTGTTTTTTATTATTTATAAAATATAAAGCTAAAATAATTAAACCAAATAAAATTATATAATCTAAATTTTCCATTAATTTAAATTAGATAATTTATTTTTTTTGTAAAATGTACCAATTATAACAAGATATTAAATTATTTTCATTATTTTTATCTATTTTTAAAATTTCCCATTCAAATATTTTAGCATAATTATTTATTTCTTCATTTGAAATTATTCTTTCTTTTATTGGCTTTATATGTATCCATTCTAAAAATATTTCAGTTTCTACATTATTTGATTTTAAGTAGCTATTATTCATACTCCAATTACAATTTGGAATTGTAATATTAAAAATAAATAGTGTTCCTGTTTTTGAAAATTTATTTAGGTATTCCCAAAATTGATTATTACAAAAATGCATTAAACTGAAATTACAAATAATATAATCATATAATATATCCATATTAAAATTAAACAATTTCAAATTATATTTATTCCAATCTGAATTTAAATCACAATTATGTATTTCAAAGTCTGGCTCATCATTATATTTTTTAAATGCATTTATTATACTTTTCATATCACAATCAATACCAACATATTTTTTTGGATTATAATTTTTAATAAAATTAAAAAATTTACAATTACCACAACCCAAATCAAGCCAAAATCTATTTGTATTTGGTTTAATTTTTTTTATAAAATTATAAAATATATTTTTATTTTGTTCTAATATTCTTTTTATTTTGTTATCATATACAATTTCTGTTTTATGATAATAATTATTATTTTCATATAATTTATTTAACCAATTAAAGTTTACAATTGAATTAATAATTTGATAAATATTATTAGTATTTGGTCTTTTTTTATCATATCTAATTTCTTTTGGTTCAAAATATACATCATTATTAATATATGGATAACATCTATATATTTTACCTTCTTTATATTTATTGGTATTTATAATATTATTATGTATGATATTATTATTATCAAACCAAAAGTTATTTTTATATAATAAATCTATTGTCATTAAACTTTTTGGTTTAATTTTTAATTCTCTAGTACCATCTAATGGTACTATTATTAAACCGTCATTTTTAATTATACCATTTAGATTTATATAGTTATTAAGATCAATATTTGTTTCTTCAATAAAATTATTAATTTCTTTTATAAAATCTTCACTAAATTTATTTATTTTAAATGATGCTTTAGGATACCATTTAATTTCTTCATTAGAAGATTTTATAAAATTTAAAATATTAGTTCTTTCATATTCAATATTTTCTTTTAATTCATTCATATTTGTAATAATTTGAAAATTATTTAATTTTGAGGTATATGGGTGTATTGAGCGTAAATAAGTTTGTCTTTCAAGTATATCCATATCTTCAATATTAATATCATATACTAAATATAAATCATATTCTTCAATATACTCAGCTTTTATTGTTTTATCTATCACTTCATAAATATTTGGATTAATGTTAATTGGCAATTTGGTAACATTAATACCATCGGATTTTTCTTTAATTAAACATGAATTTAGATAATTTATTTCATATGGTATTATATGTCTGGGTGGTAAAGTTGTAAATTTTTGTTTACTTAATTGAAATAAATAAGAACCTTTATTTAAAACAGTAATAAATTTATTTTGAATAAAATTTTTTATTTCATTAATAACTGGTGCTGTTTGAATTTTTATTTCATATATTTTATTTTTTTTATATTTTTTACAAATACATCTAAGTTTATGTAAAATATAATTAATAGTAATCATAGTTTTGTTTGTGCTTGTAAAAAATCTGGTATAAAATCCAATACAAATATAGTATGTTATAACACTGTTTTCAGTTAAATATTGATTGAAGAAAAGGCTTGTAGAATATTCTTTAATTATTATACATAAAAGTTGATTATTTGCACGAACACATAAATTTTTAGTACCACAATTATTGTTTAAAATATGTGACACAATACTATATTTATTTTCATTAATAATATTTTTAAATAATTTTGAATTAATTAATAAAGTTTCTTCTTCTGTAATATTACATATATACATATTTTTTGCTATCAAAAATAAAATTTTTTCATAAGATGAAATCATAAGTTTATTTATTTGATTAATAATTATTTTATTATATTCTTCTACAGTTTCTGTTGTATTATCATTATCTATTACCATAAGTTTATTTGAAATTAGATTTGTTATATTAGAATAAGATATATTATTGTTAATATGATAAAATTTACAAATAGTATTACATTTACTTAAATCATAATCAGTGTAGTAAAGCATAATATTCAAATATTCTTTTAATGGTATTCTTTCATTAATTATCTTAAGCATTTTAAATTGTTTTTTATTTGAATTCCTAGAATCAAAAATATTTAAAAATATAGTTTCTATATTATTTCCACTAATTGATATTTTTTCATTTGTAATTAAAAATTTTAATATTCTCATGTCATTATTTAAACAAGATGAAGCTAATAATTGAACCATGAAATTTTTACTATTATTTTTTAATAATCTTCTCCAAAAAAAATAAATTGGTAGAGTACCTTTAGAAGCAACAATTATTAAAATTTTATCAATATCTATTTTTTTTTGTTTTGTTAATTCAATTATATAAGGTTTTATTTTTTCCAAATATTTTTGTCCTAAATTTAAAATAGATAAATTTGATAGAAATATATTTTCTAATGGTAAAATTATATTTTTTTTTTTATTATACTCGTAAATTATGTTGACTAACAAAGAAAATAGATTATTATAATTTTCAAATTTATAGTAATAATTATTATTAACAATAAAATTATTTAAATTACTGATCAATAAAATTATTTGTTCTTGAGATAATAATAATATTTCTTGCAAGTCAATATCTTTTAGTAAATGTTCTTGACCCTTATTTAATATTGATGAAATATTAGTATATATATTGGTGTAACCTTGTATACTCATAATAATTAAGCTACTCTTTTATTTATATAGATTATTCAATTTTTTTAGATATAAAAATAATTTATTATTAAATATAATGATATTATCAAATATTATATTTTTTTTGATTTTAGGTGTAAATAACACAATGTCTGAAAACTTGCGATTAACAAGATTTAATAAATGGATTGAAGAACATAATTTTCATATTTTTAATGATGATCATTTAGTTCATGTTTTTGAAAACTGGGTAAATAATGATAAATTTATTGATCAAACTAATTCTGAAGGACTACTATATAAATTAGGTCATAATGCTTATTCAGGATATTCATTTGATGAATTTAGAGAAATTATGAGTTTTGATTTTAACAGAAATTTAATTTCAAGTTTAAAAACTAATGATTCAATAGATACTATTAAAGTTCCAGTACCTTTATCAGTTGATTGGAGATATCAAGGTGTAGTTAATACTGTTAAAGATCAAGGACAGTGTGGTTCATGTTGGTCTTTTTCAACTATTCAAGCATTAGAAAGCGCATCTGTAATTAAATATGGAAAATTATATAGTTTATCAGAACAAGAATTAGTTGATTGTGATAATTTTATTAATCATGGTTGCAATGGAGGACTAATGGATAATGCTTTTACATGGATTGGTAAAAAAAATGGTATTTGTTCTGATGCTGATTATCCCTATGTTTCTGGTGTAACCAAAACGGCTGGTACTTGTAAAAAAACATGCAAAAATCAACCAAATACTGATATAATTAAGTATATTGATATAATTCCAAATTCTGACATTGAAATGATGTCTGCATTAGCTCAACAACCCGTTTCTGTAGCAATTGAAGCTGATCAAAGAGAATTTCAATTATATTCTTCAGGTATTTTTACAGGTACATGTGGCACTAATATTGATCATGGGGTTGGATTAGTTGGTTATAGTGATGATTATTATATATTAAGAAATAGTTGGGGTAAATCTTGGGGTGTTAATGGTTATATGATGATTGGTAAAGGTAATGATCCTGCAACTGGTAAACCTTATAATGATGGTGCTGGTCAATGTGGATTATTAACTACTGGATCATATCCTGTTGTTTAAAATGGTGCAAAACTACTAAAATCATCATAATCATTTATATTATTAAAACCTTCAATATTTTTACTAAATTGTGGTTCTAAAGTTACTGAAATACTTAATGGTGGCTGTGTAGTTCTATTAACAACTAAAGGTATATTTAATTGTACATCTTCATAATTATAATCACCATTTTTTGTTGCTGATAATTTACAATCTCCAGTATATATACCATTTACATCATAAGTTCCATAACTTACTTCATTGGAAACAAATTGTTGTAAGTTTTTTACTTGACAATTTTTTTGTGATTTAGGTTGTACTTGTACATTAATATTATTTTTAGTAGAACCTCCTCCTATACTTAATTTTGAATTTTTACTATATATTAAAGAATTAACATCATAATTTAAAGATTGTTGTTTATTTTTATTTACTGTTATTACTATTGGACTTGTTTTTGTAGCTTTATAATTTGTTGTTTCACTTATATCTGCTTGAATTAAACAGACACCTGCATTATATGCTATTAATTTGTTTCCATTTATTTTAACAACCGGTTCATTTGGATCTAATGAATAATTAGTTGTTATATTATATGTTATTTTTGGATTTTCTATTAAACCAGATATACTTATGGTATATTCTCTATTTCTATCAATATTAAATGTAATATTATCAGATAAATCCATTTGTTGATTATCAAAAACAAGTTTAAAGTTTGTTTGTTCAACTTTTAAAACTGTTAAAGCTAAATCTAATTCAACACCTTTGGTTTCTCTTGTTTCAGGTTCTTTAACATTAACTGTACATTTTCCTGATTGTATACCAGTTATTGTTGTTCCAGAAACTGTACAATTTTTTGGATCTAATGTTTTAAATTGTAGATTTGATCCAGTTTTTACTTTGATATCAACATTTGATCCATAATATAATGGTGGAATTGGTTCTGTTGATATAGCAGTGGCTTCTTTTTTCATTACAACAATAATCAATGGATTTGATATAGAACTTAAATATTTATTTGTTTTCTCAATATTTGCTTGTAAAACACATACACCAGAGTTATATCCAATCATTTTATTATTATCTTCTAATTTTAATACTGGTTCATTAGGTTCTAAAGAATAATTTGAAATTGCACTTAAAGTATATGTTGCATTATCTTGAATATTTTGTAATTTTAAATTAAATTTTTGATTTCTATCAACTGAAATTGTATAAGTATTATTAGAATAAATACCTTGAATATTCCATTGTAATAAATTAATATTTGTTGAATTACTATCACCACCTTTTAGTTTATTTATTATCAATCTATAATAACTAAATGAACTACTTGTTGAAACATTAAAACTTAATGGTGTTTGTTCTGCTGGAAATGTTTGTACATTTTGAGTAGTTAATAAATACCATGTAAACCCATCTATAGAACCAACAATGTGAAATATTTGAGGACATTTTGATATCAAATTTGGAAAACCATTTAATATATTAGATGATGTAATTTTTAAATTATATGGTAATTGTATTTGAACCCATTCACCAAATAATAAGTTACCACCAACAATACCAGTATACGCAGTTTTTTTTATATAATTACCAGTCATTGATTCATAAGTATCGTTTCCTGATGTCCAAGATGTAACTAATTGTTTTCTAAAGACATTATATGCATCATTATTTGTATTACCAATTGAAGATGATGATATAATATAATCACCATTTTTAAAAGTATTATTACCTGTTTCATTTGAAATTGAAAGTTTATTTCTAGCAAATAAAGTTGGTAATGTATCAACATTTATTTCTAAATCAGATTTTTTACCTTCAATAACAATATCAATTGGTGGTTGAAATTCTTGTAATATTTTAAAATTATAATCTTTTACTTTATCATAATAAAAATAACCACCTGGTTTTGTTGCTGTAATATTACAATCACCAACATCTTTTGAAAAAACAATATTATCACTTATAGTACATGTTGATAAAGTTTTAGACTGAAAATTAATTGGATATGATGATGACCCACCATTTAAATCTATTAATGTTGGATTATTATAATAAAAAGTTGGTGTTGTATTTAGTAGAAAGTCTGACTGTTCAGTTTTTATAACAGAAATTATTATTGGTTTTGTTTTTCCAGATGTATAATTTTGTGTTTCAGAATAATTTCCTTCAATTAGACATGAACCTTCGGAATATGCGGTTAATAAATTACCAGAAATAGTACAAACAGGATCTTGATTTTGTGAAAAATTATTAATTATGTTAAAAGTAATATTAGGGTTTTCCATATATCCACTTAATGATAATGAATATGTTTTATTTCTATTAACTTTTAAAATGCTATTTCCATTTGTATCTTGAATTTTATTTACTGGATCTAATAAATCAGTTATTAATATTGATAATATTGGTTGTAAAATTCTATTTACATTTATTGTTGTTTTTACACTTTTTGGTAAATATGTATCATCGCCTAAATTTGTTGCTGTTATAGTACATTGTCCTGTATTTTTGCCAGTAACTGTAAGACCTTTTGTTGTGCAGTTAGTTGAATCTGAATTTAATAAAACTTGTCCAGTACCAGAACCGCCTGATATATTAAGTGTTATTGTATTATTATAATTTAATGATGGAATTTCACCAAACTTTAAATCGTTTTGTATACTTTTTATAACTGAAATTTTAATTGGTTGAGATGTTGATGCTAAGTAATTATTTGTTTCTGTTGTAACTATAATTAAATTACAAGTTCCTTCACTAAATGCTAATATTTTATTATTTTGAATTTTACAAACATCTAATGCTGGATTTAAAGCATTAACATTTGACAATTGATAAATAACAATAGGACTTTCTAATAAACCTGTTGGTTCTATATTATATGGTTTCTCTCTATTTATTGGTAAATATATTATATTATTTGATTGATCTATTTGTGAATTTTGAATTACAACATTTAAATTTGGTTGACTTTTTTTATTAACTTTTATATTTATTCCTTTTTTACTTATTGAATCAAAAATATCATTACCATCCATAAATGCTGTTATACTACAGGTTCCTGCATTAGTTGTTAAAATTTTATTATTTTGTATAACACAATTATTACTAGTATCCGATGATAATATAATTTCACCACTTAATGTTCCACCGGTTATTGGTAAACTAATTGTATCACCAAAATATACATCTGGCATACTACCAATTGCAAAATCAACTTGTGATTTTTTAATAACATTAATATTTAATAATGTTGATTCAGATGCCAAATAATTTGATGTCTCTGGTATTATTGCTTTAAGATTACAAAATCCAGTTTTATTAGTTTTTAAAATATTTCCAGTTATAGCACAAATATTTGGATCTGAAGATATATATTGTATATTTGAAGGATTTCCTAATACTCCATTCAGTATTAATGTATATGTCTTTGTGGAATCAATTATTATTCCATAATCATAATTATTATTTGTTACTTTTGTTAAATTTTCAATTATTATATTAGTTTTTGGTTGTGATGATTTATTTATGTTAAAACTTATATTTACATCTTTATCATCATATAAATAATCTCCTGATTTTGTAGCTTTTATAACACAATTACCAGTTTGTGAAGCTTTTATATTTGTTAAACCATAAATTGAACAAAGTTCAGGTGTTAATGTATTTAAAATAACATCATTATTTGTTGTCCCACCATTTACAATTAAATCAAATCTATTACCAACAGAAATTGGTGGTATACTATTATAAACAAGTTCATTTTGTATATTTTTAATTACTGTTACATTTATTGGTACCGATTTTGTTTCTAAATAATTATTAGTTTCAGTTAAAGTGGCAACTATTTGACATGTACCTGCACTAAATGGTATAAGTGTATTTCCAGATATTTTACAAGATTGTGAATTACTACTAAAAATTATTGATGCATTTTCAAAAAATTTACTTATAACAAAATTATATATTTTATTTCTATTTATTGTTATAACATAGTTATTATTTATGTTATTTAATCCTTCAATACCAATCATTACTTTTGGTTGATTTATTTTATTAACAATTATTTGTAATTCAATAAGTAAATCAGTATAAACATCGTTTCCACTCTTTTTAATAATTAATTTAGTTGTACCTGCACTACTACCATAAATATTTATTGATGTATCATTTTGTTTTATAATTATATTATTATTATCTTGTGTTAATTTTAAAGCACTTAAAAATGTCAAATTGCTCAAAAATAATTGAACATCTGAATCATAATTAATATTAATTGTATTATTTTGTATTGGATATTTAACATTTTCTGCAAAAAAACTTTCTATTGTTTGTTGTCCTGTTTTTATCAAATTACTTCCTAATTGATATTCTAATTTAATATTTGGTTGGTCAAGTTTATTTATTTCTATATTTTTAGTTAAAACAAAATTTGAATACAATGAACTAACATTAGTTAGTCTTAAAGTTGCATTTCCTGTACCATTTATTTTATAATAATAATATGAAGATGGTAAATTATAAAATGTTATAATTTCTTCCCAACCTATTTTTTTATTTTCATAATTAATTTCTAAAATTGTTTTAGAACTTGATAATCTATTTGTTTGATTAATAATTATTCCTAGATTTTCACCATATGAAATTTTTGTTTTATCTAAATTTATAGTTATTGGATCTTGTTTACCTTCAATTACTGAAACATTGATTATATTTGATGATACATCTTTAAAATTTACTAATTTTCTTGATGCATAAAAAGAATAACTACCTGTTTTTAATGGTTTAAATGGATAACTTAATGCTTCCATTTTAATATTATTAAATGTATCTTCTGATGAATATTTATAAAATAATCTTGTTGCTGCAGGTATATTTGTTTCATTAACAGTTAATAATATATTATTTGGAAATGTAACAATTGGATCTGCTGATAATGATATTGTATCTTGTTTACCATCATAGACTAATACACTTATTGTATTTGATAAAACTGGTCCATACCCTTCAGCTTCTCTTTTAGCACTAATATAGTATATACCAGTAACATTTGGTGTAAATATAAATATATTTTGATCTTTTTCTAAATTATAGGCAATTTGTGAATTATTTGTATTATTTTTTACCATTACAGTAGTTACATTATTATTAATTGGATTTTCTTGGTCTAATTTAATTATTCCATAATCATTAACAAGAATTGATGGTGTACCAGATATTTTAAATGGTTTTTGTTGACTTTTTACAACAAGATTAACAGTATTTGATTGAATAATATTATATTTTTCAGTAACAAATTCGGCATAAACAGAATAAGTACCATTTTCTACAATAAATGATTGTAAATTAAAATTATTGATTTTATTTTGTGGTGTTTTATCCAAATAATAATATATATTATTATTATCACTAAATTTATATGTGTATATATTATATATTTTTTCTGTTTCATTACCATTAAAAATAATATTTGTGCTTTGTTTTCCTGTTGTAAAATCATTTAGAACAGATGGTGTTACACTCATATCTGTTTCTAATAAAGCCATATAAATTGAATTATCACTAAGTTCTACTAAATAATAATTATTATTAACTGCATCATCTGTTAAATCTAACATTCCTTGTGTTTTAGCATCAACATCTTGTACATCAATAATTTTAATACCAGTTGTTTTATTATTTATATTAATTGTATTATCACTAGATGAAACATAAATAAGTTTGATAAATTGTTCATTACTATAAGAATTATTAATTCCTAAATTATCTGTTAAAATATTTGATGCATTTATACTATCTTTTAAATATGAAATTTTTTTTTTATTACAATATAAACTTAATTCATAATTTAACGGTAAACGTGTAAAATTAGTATTAAATGTTATAATTGCTTCTTCATTTAATCCAATAATTTCTCTCGATAATTGTATATTAAAATCAAAAAATAGTGATGGTTTTATACCTTTTCCATTATTATAAATTAAAGATACTAAATCATCATTTAATGAATTATATAATCTTATTTCATTTAAGTAAAAATATGCACAATTTTCATCATTATCTGATCCAAAAATAATATTTTTATATGTTTGAGAAGTGTTGATATTTGTGTTTAAAAAATTTTCAGATAGAAAAATATTATTACCATTTATATTAATTAAAAATCTACCATTATCATTATTAAATTTTATTGCAAATAAATATTTTGTATTAATTGAAAATTCAATTAAATTTATGATAGAATTTGAACCATTAAAATTAATTTCAACTATAAAATTTTTAGCATCATGATTTATTTTAATGTTAAATTTATTTTTAATTTGAATATTAAATAAATTATATATTTTATTATCAGCTTTTATAACATTTAACCAAAAAAAAAGATAAAATCCTTGATTTAATGTTATAGACGGTATTGTTAATGTTCCAAATTGACTTTCAGGTATCATTATTTCTTTACTGCACATAAAACTCATATCACTTAAAAATGTATTTTTAGAACTAATACATAATGGATTTGATAATTTAGCATTTTCATTCGTACCTTTTACATTTTTAACCAAATATTCATTAGTAAAGTCTAATGTTTCTCTACTAAATGTATAATATAGTTTTAAATTATCATTAATATTTGTCATTATTTATATGTAAGATTTTTTTTTATTAATTAAAAAATTATTATTAATTTTAATTTTAATTAAAATATTTTCTAAATATCAATATAATAATGATACTTATTGTTTTAATATTATTACTTTTTTTTATTCTTTTTACCAACTCAGAAAACTTTGTATTAAATGGCACAGATGATGATATTTTTAATATTGTAAATGAAACTGAAATACCTGATATAACATGTACTGTAAATGATGATCCTAAAATTAAAGGTAAAAAAATTATTTTAACAACAAATGATAATACAACATACGAAACTTGTGATTTTGGTATTGCTGATAATAAACAATGTAATATAGATTTCACATGTCAAAATGAAAATTGTTATGATAATATTAAACCTGTATTAACAATTAATAGTGAATACAGATGCAGAAAAACACCATATACACCATCCTCATTCCCTCCTGTCAATATTTAATTTTTAATAAATTATATTATAATTTTTTTTATAACTAATTATAATATGATTTTATTTATATTTGCTATTATATTATTATTATTATTTTTTTCAAATAATGAAAAATTTTCTAATGAAAATAATATAAAAATAATTAATGAAATTGAAGTGAAAAAATCAAGTTGTTTCTATGATAATAATGAATTATTTTTAGGAAAAAAATATATACAAAAATTATCAGATAACAAATTTTATACTACGTGTGAATATAATTTAGATAATAACGGTAAATGTACTGCACCATGTTTATTAATTGATGAAAAATGTAATACAACAAATGATCCAGTATCTTTAACTTATAATAAAAGTAATATAGAAAAATGTCGAACTGTTAGCAAACCACTTTAATTTTTTTCTATGAATATTGTAAAAGTATTTTTATTATTAACGAAATATTTTTTTATGAATTTTTTTACACTATTTTCTGTTATATTTTTTATTTTATTTAAAAGTTCTTCATTCCTTTTAAATCTAAATTCTCTTTTACTAATTTCTGAAGAATATTTCTGGAAAATATTATAAATAGTTGTATCTTTTGTTTTTAAATGATCTTTTAATGTCACTATCCAGGTTTTTATATTTATTTCATCTAAATATTCAATAATATTTTTATTAAAATCAGTTATACTGTCATATAAAATTTTATAATCATATTTTGATTGTATTTTTTCAAATATATAAAATTCATCATTTATTTTTGTCCAATTTGTTGAAACTAAATATCCTAATTGTTTATCTGTTCTTAATTTATTATAAAATAATTCATTAATAAACATCAAAGATAATATTAGATGTAACATTAATACATCATCTAATTTTCCTAACTTTAAAATAATCTTTATACAATTGTTTTTTTCATTTTTATTTGGGTGTTTTATTTTTATTGATTTATTAATATTAAAAGTAGTAAAATCATAATTATTGCTTAAATTATTTTTTAATAATTTAAAATTAAAATTTCTTTTAATATTTCCATATGTAAATATTACACAATTTGATTTTTTAAACAAATTGTTAAAGTATAATATAAATTCATCAATATTTATTTTTTTTATTTCACTTAATAAAATATCTGTATCATATTCATTTTTATAATTTAAATCAAATATATAATCAATATAATTCCATGGTGACATTTTATTAATATTTTTAATGTTATCAGAATAGTTTTTAATTTTTTGTTTTATAAAATCTTTTGATAATTCTTTTATATTTTTTATTATAATAAAATTTAAAATATAATTTATAAATTCTTGACCTTCCTCTAAATTATTAAAAACATTAATTCGTAATGACACTTGATTTAATTTTTGTTCAATAAAAAACTCAAATACATATTCAACTGATATAGCATTCCATAATTCTCTCGAAAGTAAAAAATCTAAAATATCTAGTGATAAATAAGTATAAATTGTATTCTTTGGTGAAATAAAAAAATTTATATCGGAAAATATTATATTAATATAGCAATTTTTTTCATCAAATTTTGATGTATTACCAAACCAAATATTTTTATTAATTTCTATAGGTATATTTTCTTTTAAATCTGGAATAATAACTAAGTTATTAGATAAATATTTATTTTCAAAATTTAAATTTATTTCAAAAGATTTAGTTATACTTGAAATTTTTTTAATTTCTTTATATTTTGTACCATAATAAGGATCTATTAAATAATTTTTATAATTAAAATCATCAGTTATCACAAGTTGTAAACAATTATCAAAATTTAAATATTTTTTAAGATCTTTTAAATGACTTTCTTTATAATCAAGTATTAAATAATTTCCATCATAAATATTCTTACTTTTGTAAATAAATGCATTTACTGTAAGTAGTTGACCTAAAATTATTGGATCTTCTTTGGTTAAATTACTATAGTTATATTTATCTATCTTATTCATAATATTATAAATATTTTTAAAATCCATATCTAATATAAAATTTATATAATATTTCAAGTAACCATCTACATCATATATATTATCTTTACCTTTTTTTGTTAATTCTAAATGTATTACAAATAAACCTGTATTTTGTTCAAAATAAGAAATTAATGATTTAATATAATTATTTATTTTAAGAAAATCACATAATGATTTTTTCATATCCAAGTTTATTAAAAATGAAACATAATTAAAGATTTTTGTTTCATTATATTTATTTAATTCATTTATTTCAAAAATATATTTAATTTGAAATGTTTTATTAACAGATTCAATAATAAATGTTTTATTTATATTTTTTGTATAAAATGGTTTCAATAGTTTTAATTTAGGTGGATTTTTATTATTTTTATAATTTTCAAAATATTTTTTGGTAATATTCTCAATTTTACTAATATCATAATCAGAAATTATACATATTGATATATTTTCTGGAACATAATATTTTTTATAAAATTTTAGCATTTTTTGTCTAATATCTTTTTTATTTAATGTTTCTAATGATCCAGTAAAAAATCCATTATATTCCGATTTTTCATCACATAATAAGTGTTCAATATTAAATACTCTAAAACCGTCATTATTTAAATTCTTTTTATGTTCTGAATCAACATTTTTCATCTCATTTAATATATATTCTTCTTTTAATTCTGAGTTAAATAAAAAGTCTGAAAATATTTCTATCATTTCTTCTAAATGTCTTGTAAAAATTTCATAATAATAAACTGTATGTAAATCATCTGTAAATGCATTTGAGTAGCCACCAAACTCTATTGATTTATTGTGAATATATCCTTTAGTTTTATATTTTTTACTTGTAATAAAACACATATGTTCTAATAAATGAGCAATACCATTATAAAATTTTTTATTTCCGGTAGATCCAATATTAACACATGTTACAATATAAGATTTATTTATTTTTTTATCACTTACACTTATACATTTAATTTTATTTTTTAGTAAATTATATTTTATAATTCTATTATCATGATTTGGTTTATTTATTTCCATAAATATATATATAAATTATTTATAATATATAGATAAAAATGTTTTGGTTTTTGAATTTAATTGATAGTTTTTAATTTTTAAATTTAATTGATAGTTTTAATTTTTAAATTATTTATTTTCAGTAGTATTTCATTATATTGTTTATGATATTTCTGTATATTATATTTCTGTATATTATATTTCTGTATATTATATTTATTTTTTTAGATGGATAGAATTTTAATAATAATAAGTCCACTTATTGATTTATTACAATTTTTAGATATTTCATTATATAAAATTATAAAATTTTTAATTTTCATATTCAATTAAATATATTTCATTATTTAACAAATTATATTTTTTTACATTTTTTGTATTAAATTCCCATAATTTTAAAAAAGTATTTATGTTAAAATTTTTAAATTCAAAATTATCTTCATAATTATACCATAAATTTTCCATATTTATATTATTTATCATATTTACAATATCTGGAATTGTTATTTTCCATAACATCAATTTTATATATGGTGTTATAATTATATGATGATTTATTGAATTTAAATATTTCTCACTTGTTACATTTTCATTTTGTAGATCAATATCAAGATTTAGGTTTTTATTTTTCTCTATAAAATTTATTAGTGAAGATAGTTTAGGTGTTTCATAATATTTATAATATGTATAATTATTACAATTATAATTTTTCATATTTCCAAAAAGTGTTTTTACTAATTGATAAATTTTTTTTAAGTATGAATATGACATATCGTCTTCTAAATTTATATCTATTATTTCATTTTCTTTATTTATTACATCATTTATTGTTATATAATCAAATATTAATTTATTTTTTTTTTGAAATTCTTCTGTTATATCATCAATAAATAAATTATATAAGTTTTGGTAATTATCATTTGATAATAAAAATTTGATTTTATTATACAATGGTAAACCACAATAATCATCTTCATCTAATGTTTTATCTAAAATCAATAATAACTTTTCGCAATTTTGTTTAAATTCATTATTATTTATTTTTATCTCAAAACTTAAATCAACTTTTTCATATTTATTCATTAGTTTAATTCTTATATCATCTTCATCTAATAATTTGCTTGTTTTACCACTATCAAATAATATTTTTTTTGATAGTTCAACTATTTGGTTTAATGTTAATTCTTGCTTTTCAGTAAAATAGTTTAATAAATTATAATTAATTTTAAAAAATCTACTTAATAATATTTTTGTTTTATTTAATTCATTATTTTTATTAATTTCTTTTAAATATAAACAAAAATCATCATAGGAAAAAATAACATCATTATTTTCAACTCTAATTATTGTTCTTTCATTATTAAATATTTTTAAATGAATTTTTAAAAAATATTCTATGGACATTTCTGGTCCAATTTCATATGAAGATGGTAAATGATCATTTCCAAAAAATAAAAATAATAAACAAATATCATAAATAATATGTTCATTATTATTTTTATTTGATATTTCATAATATACTTTATCTATATTTTTAATTATTTTTGATGCTTCAATATATTGAATATGATTATTTTTATAATTATATCTAACAACAGAAAGTTTAATGTCTTTGTTAATTATATTAAAATAATTTTGTTGCACTAGTATTTGATGAACTAAATCTGAATCAATTGTATGTATACATATATCACCTTCATAATTTTTTTCATAAATTGATTTAAATATTTTATAATCTGCTTCACCATTATATATACCTTGATTAATATATATTTTAATATTTGGATATTTATTATGTAAATGTTTATGTAAATATTCTTCCAAAAACTTTATTATTGGTGATATTGGTCCAAATGATTTATCAATTGTAAATCTATTTTTTAACCATTTAAAATAATCATAATTTATACCATTAAATTCTTCTATTGTGTTTTCTAAATATTTAAATTTTTCATCATATTTTTTTTTCCTTTCTATAGATTCGATATAATTTCTTAATCTTCTTCTTCTTTGTTCTAAAACTTTTGAAAATGATGGAATACCATCAAATATAATATTTATATATTGTATTATTTCAACACAATGAATCTTATTGATATTATTAGTAATATTATTAAAAATTTTTCTTGAAACAATAGTATTCAATATATTATTTTTATTTAATATTATTTTAAAGTTTTTTATAATTTCTAATTCATCATCACCATCAAAAATTATTTTACATTCTTTCCAATGATCTTCTGATATTATTTCTAAAATTTTTTCTTGAACAATATTATTTGAAAAATTAAATGGTAATGATAAAATTATTTTTATTATATTATTTATTTCTTCTTCTAATTCAATCAATGATTGATAAATTAAAAAACTAATATCAAACATTATATTATTTGAAATAATTTTTTTTACTTCTGTTTCAATATTTAATTCTTCTATTGAATCAAAATTTAAATTTTTATTTATAAAGTTTAGCAATTTGTCAAATCCCATATTAAAAAATATGGTAACCCCTCTCTATATATATTTTATATATTAATATCTATTACTTATATTTGAGAATGAGGATAACATGTTGATGTAATGATTTGTTTATACTCATTTAAATTTTCAATTAATTCTCTGTTTATAGTTAATTTCATTTTTTCTAAAAAAATAGGCATAATATTTTCTCTATTATTTTGTTGCCATGTTCCACCATTAAAATGTATAAAACATGGTTTTACATTAAGTATGTTATTCTTTAATTTACCATTTTCAAAACTTAAATCATTCCAATCAACCCAATGTAAATTTTGAAAAATAAGGCATTCATTATCAAGTTTTATTTTATCAGAATGATGTGATATGTAATATTCTGTAAAATATGATTGATCTGATCCTTTAGTACATATATTATATATTTCATCATATGTTTTCCATTTAAATAACACATCTAAAGAATATTTATACCCAATATAACCTCCTGAATTTACATACTTATATTTATTATTAATATTAGGATCTATATTATTAAAATTAGGATACATATCCTTATAATTTTCAGGAAAACAGTTTAATTCAGCACCAATTAATAATTCACAATCATAATAAGAAAATTTTTCTAATAAATAATCCAAACTTTGATTTACCAGTACATCATATGCATCAATAAAACAAATAATATCATTATCCAAATGATTTTTTAAAATGTCATCAATAGCAATAATTTTATCAATATACCCACTCCAAATTTCTTTATATAAATAATTTATTTGAATATTATTTGATAAAGCTGACTCTTTTAAATATTTGATTTTTTCTTCATCTGTATAAAATGTATAGATATATATCATTATAATAAAATTATAAAATAATTAAATATTTGATAATATTCGTTTATTATTTTTTCAATTCAATAACTAAACATTTACAAAAATATAATTGATTAAAAGTAATATAAAAAAATTGATTTTTTTATTGTATAATCATTAATATATTTTTTATGGAATATAATAATATTAAAATTAAAGGTGATAAAGGTACTAAAGGAACTAAAGATAAAAATAAAAAAACAGTATATAGTGGTAAACATGTAAGAAAACAAATGGAAATTCAAAATAAAACAAAAACAAATGCAAAATAAAACAAATTTTAAATTTATTTTAATTATATAATAGAAAAATTTTTTACTGGGTTTTTAGAGAAATTGTAATAGTCACTATATAATTATTATTTAGTATTAGATATAAAGAAATCAAGGATAAATTTGATAAAAGATTAGAATAATAACTTATTATTAACTCGTGATATTATAAATTCTGGATGAATTAGATTTTGATTTTCATCTAATATTATTTTATCCAAATTAAAATTTAAATACGAAAATAATAAAAAATTTGTTGATATATTACCTAAAATAATATTATCAATACCACAATATTCCCCATTTCTTAAAAACAAATTTTTAGTAAAAGATTTTTTATAATTATTATTAATAAAAAAAATAATTTCCTCAAATGGAAAAACATACGAATTTGTAAATAAATCAAAACGTGTATTTAAAACAAAATCATTTTTATTTTCAATTAAATTATTAATGTATTCTAACATTTTGTATTGACCATAAATATATCTTTTCCAACCAAGTATAGATGTTTTTGATGCCAATATTTTACCATTTAAATTTCCTAATAAATTAATAGTTATTTCATCTTCAATTATTATTTTTTTAACAAATTTAAATAAATCTTTAAAGTAATCTTCAATATATTTTGTGTTAATTTCTGTAAAATCATTTTTAATAATTCTCCAAGATATATTATTTTGTTTAATTGACCAAGTATGTATATAAATATCTAAAACATATTGTTGACTTAAATATTTTATAAAATTATATAATTGTAAATCATCAAAAGAATTTCTAATATGACCTCTCAATATAACTATCATAAATAATTATATAAGTTTACATTATATAATTATTCTAAATAAATTATATGACAAAAATTTACATTTTTGATGAAATAAATATTTTTGATAATAAAGAATCAATCGCATTTCTAATTAATTTTGTTATTTTATATTTATATGGAAGTTTAATAATTTATATTTTTTCAAATTTTTACTTTTTACTTAAAACAAAAGCATCTATTTATAATAAATTTATATTATTTTTTTTATTTAATTTATTCAAAATATATTATTTGTACAATTAAATATGATTATTTCTCAAATATGTTATTATTTCAAACATAACTTTACAATCTATTTCATTATAATCTCTAATTGATTTTAATATAATATTATCATCAGTTATAATATTATTTTGTTCATAAAGTTTTAGTCCCCATATTAATGCATCTTGACCATTTTCACAATTAATTGATGTTTTCCCTACACAAGACCAACATGAATTAATCATTTTATTATTATACATTGCTTTTGCAATATCTTTTAATGAAAAACCAAATGCTCCTTTAATAACGATTGGTTCTTTTTTAAAAACATCAAATAAATCTATGAAATTTTTATAAGGATATAATAATTTATTAATACATTTGTAATATTGTGATGGTTCAGCTTTAGTCCAATGAATAAATCTACTTTCATTTTTACCTTTTTGTTTTAAAATTTCTTTAACAAAATCCCAAAATTCATGAATCATTATATTCATATTTTCATTTGATAATTGTTTAAGATGAAAATTTTTAAACTTCCATCCATTATCCTCATATCCAATACCAATCATAAAAATAAAGCTTTTTTCATTATATATTAATGTTTCATAATCAATATAAAACTCAAGTGTATCAATAGGACAAATTTTCCAATTGTTATCATTGTATGAAATCTTTTTTGGTTCTATATTTTTAATTTTAGATCTATTGATTTTAATAATTTTATCAACAATAAATCCTATTGATGAATTATTATTAAATCCTAATGTTTTTGAATTACATTTATTATTTTTCCAACTGTAAATACCATTATTATGTGCAAATTTTCTAAATTTAACACCAACATTCCAAATTTGTGTAAGTTCACCGATATTTTCTGATAATTCTTTTTTAATTTTTCTATAATTTAAATCATATGTATTTTTCATATTTGGATAAAGTTCTTCAACAGATGGTTTAGGTAATAACTTCCATTTGTCTCCATTTGTTCTAAGATTTTTAATCCAATTAATACTATCATTTAAATAATCATAGTATTTAAAATCAATATTTTTATAATCAATTAATCCTAATTTTAAAAAACTATTAGTTTCATAATTAATTTGTCCCCAATGATATTTTCTTCCTAATATAAATGCTTTTGTTATTTTTACTCCTAATATATTAGATAGCGCTTCAGTATATATTAATAATTGTACTTTGTAAAAAGGTAAATTTTTTGAGTTTAAAACATAAATTCCATCTTTATTCAATTCAATTGTTGAATTTTTGATATCAATTGCAAAATAATAATATTTATTGTTTATTTTTTCTTCTTCAACATTGATTGTATTTGGTACTAAAATATTAATATAATCTGATCTAACTAATAAATCTGCAACCCCATATGTATTATTATCCGTATTATATAATACTCCTTGATATATAATATTAATACCTTCATTGATATATTTTTTTGTTAATTCATAATTTTCAATATTTAAATCATTAATATTTTTAAATACTTGAATAATATCATGATTTTCTTTAATTTTTTCATAAATATCATTTTCAAATTTAATTCCATTATCAAATAAATAATTTAAAAATTCAGATTTTTCTGAATTATTATAAATTCTATTTCTATCTGGTTTTTGATTTAATTCATTTATATGCCAATATGATAAAAAATCAATTATTGGATCTTTATTCATATAATTTTTAATAGATGATGCTGAAATAAAATCACATTTTTGTCTTTTAGTATCAGACTCAATAAAGTCTTTATTTTTTCTTTTAGTCATAATAATTAATATTTAAAATAAAGTATATATAATTCAATTTTTATAAATTTACTTGGGTGAGTTTTAAAAATACAAATTATATTTAATTTTAATAATGAGTCAAGTAAACTTATCAAAACTAAATTTAAATGATAATACACCAACAAATGTATCAGCTGAAGTAAATTTACAAAATATTAATCAAGAAAATATACCTGTTATAACTCATCCAGATGTTAACACTCCAGAAAGTTATGGATATTTTTCATTAATTACCAATTATTTATCTGGAAATAATATGTATATTTTTATTGGAATAATTTTAATTGGTATTTTATATTATTTATATTCAAATAATTATTTTTCTTATAAAAAGGAAAAAAAAGAAAAATCTGAAATTAAAGATGTAATAAAAAATGAAGATATTGAAAACAATCAAAATATTGTTGACGTTGACATTGACCTTGAACCTGAACCTGAAAGTGATAATAAAAATAATTATGATAAAAAAAATATATTAGATTTAAACAAAGATTATCATATTTTAGATGAAAATAACATGCCTTTTAAAGTTAATTTAAAAGAAATGATACAATTACATAAATATTTATTAGAACACAATGAATCCCAACAAAAAAATCAAAAAAATATTTATGAACAAATATTATTACAACAACAATTACAACAAGAAATACAACAACAAATGTTGCAATTAGAACAAACTAAAAATTCAATGTCAAAACAAATACAAGAATTATCAATGGCTAGTAATAAAAATAATGATAAACAACAACAACAATTACAAATACAACAAGATCAACTAAGACAAGCTCAAATTCAACAAGACCAACTAAGACAAGCTCAAATGCAAGCTCAAGCACAACAACATTTATTAATGCAACAACAGGCACAAGCACAACAACAAATGCAACTAGAACAAAAACAAGCACAACAACAAACACATAAACAACAACAAATACAGCAATACTCACAACAACAGCAACTAGAACAACAACAAATGCAGCAACAAACACATAAACAACAACAGCAACTAGAACAAAAACAAGCACAACAAATGCAGCAACACTCACAACAACTAGAACAAAAACAACAACATCAACTAGAACAAAAACAAGCACAGCAACTAGAACAAAAACAAGCACATCAAAATCAACAAATGCAACAAAATCAACAATCACAATATGATATTGAGACAGATTCTGATGATGTTGATTTATCTGATAATGAAATTGTTAAATTAAAAAAACAATTAAATGACTTACAAAAACAAAATAATGAATTAATTAATAATTAAATTTATTAAAGTCAATTTTATAAATTTAATTACTTGCTAAAAATACACTTTTTATCTATTTTAAATGATTCTACTTTTGAATCTTTAGGAACAATATTAAGCGTACACTTTGATTTAACACCATATAATGGTTCAGTACATCCTTTTTCAATTTTAGAAGGTTTTGATATCTTTTCTTTTGGATCAGTCACACATCTAGCTCTAAAATGTTCATATCTTTCTCTTACTTCCTCATAGGTAAGTCCTGATTTTTTTCCAAGATTTGTATTAACTAATTCATGTATATTATATACCCATTTAGAAAATGAATCTCTATTTTTCATCGTTTTTTTTGTTAATGGATATTTTTCTAAATTTGATTTATAATTGTCACGACAATATTTACAAGGTAAAATATTTTTTAAATTACTAAAAAAATCATAATAGTACTGTTTTTGTTCTGTTGTTGGTTTAACTGGGTAATTAAAACTCATTGTATGTAGAACATGCCATAATGGTGGTCCCCAAACTGATGTTAACATACCATCACCAGAACTATAATCATGAGTATTAAAAATAGTTTTACTCATTTAATACTATATTATATAATAAGAAAATTTTTTATAATATTTTATTACTTATTACACAGAATCTTTTTCAGTTAATGATTCTGTTATTATATCTGGTAATAAAATACAACCATCATGATTATATTTTTCTGCATCATTTATATTATTTATACCATCTTTTACAATTACATCATATTTATAAATTTTTTGTAAAACTTGAATAATTCTTTCTGAATGAAATAATCCAGTATGAATAATAAAATTTTTATTATTATCAACTTGTAAATCATACATTTTTGCTATTGAATACCATTCCATACAACTATCTAATATTAAATTTAAATCAATAAGGATACTTTTATTATTTTTAAAAATATCATATATATAGTTATCCATTAATAATTTATTAGTATTTAAAAAAAAAATAAAACTATCTCGAATTTGTATTAAATGTATTTTTAATTTATGATTATTTAAAAATTTACTATTATAAACATTATATATCTTATTTTTAATCTTGTCTAATTTAACAAATAAAAATTCATTCAATATTTCTAAATATTTTTTAAAAGTTATATTTTTTAAATTTTTATTTTCTTCTAATAATTCCCATGAAAATGGAATAAGATAAGGTCTAATATCTATATCAAATATTTTATTTTGATTATTTAAATATAAATTTTTTAATTTAATAGTATGATCTGAGGAACTCCATAATTCACCTAATTTAAAATCTTCTCTAGAAACTTCTTCTAATAAAATGTTAACATCACTCATATTTTTTTTTAACCACTCTGATACTTGAATAAAATTATCACAATAATCTAATTTTGAATGAATATCTGCTAAAATCAAAATAAAGGGAGGATCTTTAATTTGATTTGATTTTAAAAAAGTATACCCAACTGTACCATAAATAGTTGTCATTTTAATATTACTTAGATAAAAAAATTATGATAATCTGATAACAGGTGAACTAGAATGATAAATCCACCAAATTCTAGTTAATAATTTTCCAAATAATTTTGCTAATGTTATTTGTTTTGTATGGAAAAAATAATGTTGTAAAGCTCTTAATTTAATATTATAATTAAAAAGATCTTGACGTATAATTTCATCATCAATATTAACTAATAAATTATTCCTTATTGATATCCAAATTCTACAGTCAATATTATTATTAATTATTATATCTTTGGTAGCTAAAATATTTTTAATTTCTGAAAGATTAAATTTTCTAAATTGTGAAGAAAATTTATTTAAATCATCATATTTATTATTGGTGTATTTAATATCAATAAAATTACATAAAAAATATGCTAATTCTATTTGATCAGGTTCATTATTTGGTTTAGAATTACCAAAATATTTCTGTAAAAATGGTATTAATACACATGATATTATAGAATCATTGCTATATCTTAAAATCCACTGTAAATAATTTAAATTTTTTTCATCAGGTTTATCCTCAATATTATATTTTGGTTTATAATCTAACCAAATAGTTTCATAATTTTTCTTAATAGTTTCATTAAAATTATTATTAATACCTAATAATAAATTATTATTTACAAAACTATAATCTCTAGATAATTTTGATAAAACAGATCCACAATCAAATGTATAAATTGGTTTATAAAGCCCAGAAACATTCGGAATTGAACTTTTAGATAATTCTTTTATTCTTTCCCAAGAATAACCAACAAAAATTACATTACCTTCTTTATCTAAACATCTTCTACCTGCTCTACCTGCCATTTGATGATAAATCATTGAATCTAAATTATCAACCATACTTTCTTCTGTATATATAATAGAAGTTCTAAATGGCATAGAAACACCAAATACCAGTGATATATCGCTAAAAACAAAACCTAATTTTTTTTTATTTGCTAACGTTTGTACTAGTCTTAAATAATTATCTGGTAAACCTATAACATAAACTCCGATTCCTCTCCATAATAATCTAATTAAAAAATGATAATTACCATTATTATTTGGAAAATAATTTTTAAATTTTCTATGATATTCTTCAATTAAAATATCATTAATTTTTTCTTTTGAAAAAATAAAATCTGGATGTGGTGAATTTAGCTTTTCATTTTCTTCAATAACTTCTTCAGTTTTTTCTTCCAACATTTTTTTAAACTCTTGCTTTTCTGTTATATCTTTTTCCAGTTTTTCTATTTTTTTATTATTTGTTTTTTGTTGCTTTTCTTTCTTAATTCTTTCTTCAAATAATGTTGGATATGTTCTAATTTCCAAATTATCAATTTGTTCTGATAATTTTCTTGCAATTTTTAAACAGGATATCGTATTTTGTTGAAAAATAATAGCAGGTCCTTTATTTTCTTTATTTATTTCTTTCATTAATTTTATGAAATTTGTTTTTGTATTAACATTAATATCAGAATATTCAGTTAATATTTTATCAATTATATTTGAAAAATTAGCAAAATTATCCGATAAAAAATTAATTAAATCATAAAAATATTTTGTTGCTTTTGAAAATTCAATTCTTTCATTTGCCTCAAAATATTTATGTGGATGCAACTCATTTAATTTAATATTATGTTGAATTAATTTATTTACTAATGACCATGTATCAATTGGTGTAGGATCTAGATTTTTTGTTTTAATTGTTTTATCAGCAAATTCTTTTATTGAAACCATAGATAAAGGATTTATTAATCTTATTTGATTAGCTTTACCGTCATAATAATATTTTTGCAAATTAAAAAATCTTTTATTACAAATAATAGTCTGGATTGGTTTATCATTTAATTTTCTAAACCATGATTCTAAATATTCAACATTGCCAATTGTAGCTGTTAAGGCTAAAAATGGAACGTCATTTAAAATTTTTGCTATTGATTCCATAGCAAAACCTTCATTTTTACCTATCATATGAACTTCGTCATAAATAATCCACTTAAAATTTGTTTTTATTAAAGGCAAAATATCTAATATTGAATCTGCAGTTCCTACAATTGCATTTGATATATTTATTTTTTTTACTAATTCATCTCTTTTTGGTATTGTTTGATATGTTAATGTTATAATGGGAACATCATTATTTAAAATACCTGATAAATAAGATGAAATTTGCCAAGCTAATGCATCTGTTGGAACTATATATAATGTTTTTCCTTTTGTAACTGTATAACCAGCTAATACTGATTTACCTGCAGATGTTGGTGCAGAAAGAATGGTTGATTTTTCATTATCTATATTTTTTATAACATCAATCTGCCAATCATCAAATTTTCTAAATTTCTTTTCATTTAATGGGGGCATTTGTGAATATAATTTTTCAAATTGAAATTTAATCAAATCAACATCTTTTAATATATTATTCATATTTATTATTGTATTTTTATATTTTTCTTTCATTTCATCAGTAAGTTCAAACTCATCTTCTTTTAATCTTAAGAAAATATTAGCAATAATGTCAATATTATTCTTTTTTATTTCACTATCTAATATTTTCATCATTAAATGTATTTTTCCTTCTTTTGTTTTTAAATTCGCATTAGCACCTTTTTTTTCAATTTCAATCATATCATTTTTTATTGTTTCATTTAAATCATTAACATATTTTTCATAAATAATTTGTTCTGCTTTATTTAATTTTATATTTGGATCATTTATTTTACTATTATATATTTTTTCAGATTTAGAAAGTTCAGGACTTATATATTGATGAACCAAATTTGGATTAAAACTATTTTCTGGTTTTAAACTTATTTTAATATTTTGTTCTTCGTTAGGTATTACAATTTTTTGGAATATTGAATATTCCCAAAATCCTCTATTATCAGTTTTAGTAGTCATAAAGTAATAATAATCTTTTATTTAAATCTTTTCTTCAACTTTTTTAATTATAAGGTACCTTATCGATAAATTTATATGATTTCCAGTAAGTTTAAGTGCATTACTTATATCTTCTTCAGAGAATCCGAAATCTAAATTTAATATTGATTTTGTCGATTCTAAAATTTCTTCATCGGATATAAGTTTTTCTTTTTTATTAATTACTATATTTCCCGAAGAAATATATTTATAAAAAGTCTTGAATATTTCTGGCTTATTTAAATATATATTAAGTAAAAATATAAAATCTTTATTTTCTAATAGAATTTTGGTTTCATTATTTATTTTAGTAAAATCTAATTCTATTTCATCTTTTTCTTCATTAGAATTATCATTTTCTTCATTAGAATTATCATTTTCTTCATTAGAATTATCATTTTCTTCATTAGAATTATCATTTTCTTCATTAGAATTATCAACTGCTTGATTAGAATTTTTAAGTTCTTCATTTTGAGAATTTAAATCATCAAATAATGCTTTATTTTGATTTGCTGGTTGTAATAATGTTTTATGTCCATATGTTATAAAAATTTCTTCTAATTGACTTCTAACTTTATCTTTGCATGTATAAATATATATTTTTTTTTCTTCATCAATATATGAACTTATTATTGAATCATTTTTAATATTTTTACAATCACAAGTTATTGTTATATTTTGTATATCTTCATCTTCAATACCATATGATATTAATAAAGTTTTCATTACATCAAATGAAATTATATTTATATTATTTAATCTAATTTCATAAAAATATTTACTATCTTCTTCAGTTATTATATGTCCTATTAATTTAAGTATAACATGCATTATAAATCATATATTTATAAATAATAATAAAATTCAATTTTTTATATAAAAGTAAAATTACATAAAAAGGTAATGTATAATTATATATATGAATTATAAAGGGTTTAATAATATTGGTAATACATGCTATTTAAATTCTGGATTACAACTAATAATACATAATAAAGAATTATGTAGTATAATTGCAAGTAATTCAAATAAAAGTGAAATTTTAAAAAATATAAATGATTTTATTAAAGATTATGATAATAATGAAAATAAATCATTAACCCCATCATATTTTAAAAATTTAGTTGAGGAAAAAAATAGTATTTTTAAAGGATATGGACAACAAGATTCGAGTGAATTTATTATTTATTTTTTAGATCTTATTTCTGATGAATTAAAAAAAAATGGCATAAATATTAATACAATATTTGAACATACAGTAACTGTTTCTATTAAATGTAAGTTAAGATCTTGTTTAAAAACTAGTAATCATAATGAAAAAAATAATTATTTAATTTTAAATACAGATAAAACTTTTGAAAACTTAGATGATTGTTATAGAGAATATAAATCAAGAGTTAAACTTGAAAATGATAATTTATATTATTGTGATAATTGTAAAGATAATAGAATAGCATCAAAAAAAATAGAAATTATTAATTGGCCTAAACATTTAATAGTAATTTTAAAACGTTTTTATCAATCAGAATATAAATTAAATAAAAATACTAATGAAATTATAGTTCCAACAGAATGGAGACATAATTACATTTTAAAAGGATTTATTTATCATTCAGGATCTTTATTCGGAGGACATTATATTTATATTGGTAAATATAATAATAAATGGTTGATGTTTGATGATAATTTTGTTACTGAAATAAATCAACAAAATTTTGAAAAATATAAAAATTTATCATATATTTATTATTTTGAAAAAATAATTTTTAATTAATAATTTCTTGTGATGCATCTAGTAATTTCTCTATATCTATTAATTTATTCATATCAATTAATTTATTTATATTAAATTTTGATTTTATATATTTAATAGTATTTGATACTATTTCCATTATTGAGTTCCCATCAGTATTAATTGTTGCATTTAAAAAAGATTTTATCTTTAATGACATATCAGGACTTACTATTTTTAAAATATACATTAATACAAATAAATAAAAACCATTTACAATTATATTTCTTATCATTAAATAAAATTCACTTGTAACTAAAAAAATAATTAAAAATATAAAAAAAATTTTTTGATCCATTATTATTACTTTATAAAATAAATATTCTAATTAATATTAATGGATAGTAAATATTTAAAATATAAAATTAAGTATTATCAATTAAAAAAAAAAATTAATATACAAAATGGTGGAGGTAATGATGAAAATAATTACTTTAATCAAAAAGAAGTTGATGAAAATAAACCATCAATTTATTTATTTAAAGCTAGTTGGTGTGGACATTGTAAAAATTTTAGAGAAACCTGGAATGCTTTAGCTGATAAATTTAATGATAAAATAAATTTTATTTCTTATGATTCTGATAAAGATCAGAAAAAAATTAAAGAATGGAGAGTTGAAGGATTTCCTACACTTATTTTTAGAAAAGGAACAACCGCTACAGAATATAATGGTGATCGTGATATTAATAGTTTAATTAACTTTATTAAGAATGAAATTTAATTAGAAAATTTTTCTAAAAAAGCTTTTGATTCTAAATCTGGATAATCTTTTTCAATTGTTTCAATTAATGTATCAATTGTCTCTATTTCATTGAATAATGAGTTATTTTTTTGTTTAACTTCTAATAATAAATCTTTAGATTTATTTTTAGATAATTCATTTATACTTTCAGTTACTGCTTTCAATTTTTGTTTTCTTTTAATATCACACTCTTTTAATAGCATTCTTTTTTCTTTTAGTCTCCAGTCTTTTTTTTTTTTTTTAGTAAATACATATAAATTAGTTATTGTACTTAATTCTAATAGATTTTTTAAGTTAAATTTATTTAAACAATCATTTATTATTGGTTTATCAATATTTTTGTAATAATTTTCTAAATTTTCTAAATTATTTTTATTGATTTCCATTAATAATAAAAAATATTTTATATATATTTTATAATATTTTTATTAGTTGTTTAAAATTCCCAAATTTTTTAAATTACTTAAAATATCTTCATAACGATTTTTATTTTCTTCTACAACTTTTTTATGAGTATTTAAATATTCTGTTTGTTCTTCTTTCATTTCATTAAAATCTTGAATCTTTTTTTGTTCACTATTTTCATCAATAATTATTTTTTGTTTTTGTGGTTTTAGTTGCATTTCTTGATCTTCTCTTTCTTTTTTTTTTTGCATTATTATACTTTCCAGATTTTGAATTACACTATCTTTTTGTAATTCTAAATCTTTTTGCGACTTTATATTTTCTGGAGTATGATTAGTTATAGAATTATATGTTGTAATTGATTTTTTAAACACATTTATTTTTCTATTTTTATCTACATCATCTTTTTTTTTTAATACATCAGGATTAAATTTATCTTTTGATTTTTGTAAAAAAACATTTTTTTGATATAATTGTTTATTACTCATTATTATTATTATATTTTATATTATTTTAAAAAACGTATTCTTATTTATGTCAAAAACAAATAAATTGTATTATACTTTTTCTCATTTATAAATTTATTGGATAAAATGTAAATATAAATAATAAAAAGCAAAATTTAAAATATAAATAATTTCACTATAAAAAATATTATTATTTATATTAAATAAAATATAAAATAGACTTATAATTTCTAAAAATAATGATGTCATGAGTACTACGTTACAATTTGTTAAATAACAATGTCTTATCATAAATAATAATATAGCAATAAAAACTAAAGAGGCAAAATAATAATGAATTATATGCATTTCATTTACATAAATGAGTCCATATATTCCAATCAATAGTACACAAATTATTATTTGAGAATATTTATCATTTCTTTCTAATTCATACAATAATGTTCCTATTCCCATTAAAAACATAAAAAATAAAATATAATATTTGCAGTTATTATCACATATTATATTAGATACACTATTATTAGAGGTATAATTGCAATAAACAAACATAATTGGTAATAAATAACAAAGTATCATAAATGATAATAAAGTATTTTTATTCATTATATAAATTTAGATATTATATATATGCACCAAAAATTAAATTGTAAATACTTATAATAATATAAAGAAACATTTATAATAAATTTTATGGACTTATATTCAATTTTAGAATTACAACCAACATGTACAGAAAATGAAATTAAAAAAGCATATCATAGACTTGCTTTATTATATCATCCAGATAAAAATAAAGATTTACATGCAACAGAAAAATTTCAAAAAATATCTTATGCATATGAAATACTCATTAATCCAAAAACAAGACAAGAATATTGCAAACTTTCTGGTACAGATCAAAATAAATTTGTTTCATTATTACAAAAAATATTTAAAAATAATTTAGCACTTGATGAATTAAAATCTTTTGGAATCAATTTTGAGAAAAATGATTGGGAATATTTACAAACTAATTTTTATGATTTATTTAATGCATTAAATTTTGAAGAAATAATTAATTTTTTTAAATCTGGTAAATTTCCAAAAAAAAAATTAGACACAACTGTTTATACAATTAGCGATACTGATAATGAAGTTCATAATTTATTTGAAACATATTTTAATTTACCTATACATTATCAAAAATTTACAAAAAATGATATAATAATTAAACTTGATATTACATTAAATGATCTTAGTGAAAATAATAAAAGAAAAATACGTATAAAAAGAAATATTGAAGATGAACAAATAACAAATACATTTATTTTTGATATTGAAAAACCTTATGTTGTTTTTCCTTGTTGTGGAGATATGGATAATGGTGATTTTGGTAATTTAATTATTAAACTTCAATTAGCAAATAATTTTTATTGGACTGAAAATTTAATTATATATCAACAAAATATTAATTTATATGAATTAATTTATGGTCTTACTATTGGTTTTAAGTCTGGAACTACTGATATAAGCATTCCTAATTGGATTCCTTCTAGAGATGGATTATTTATTGAAATAAATAATATCAAAATAAAAAATTATACTTTTGCAGTTAAATTAAATTTAATTTATGAAGATAATCAAGACAAACAAAAACTAATAAAAGAATTTTTAGTTTAATTTTATTTCTTCTGTTTTTGATATTTTTACTATTTCATTTTTTGATATTTTTACTATTTCATTTTTTGATATTTTTACTATTTCATTTATACAATCTATTACATCTTCATTTTTAAAACATATTGACTGAATTTCTGCTGGAGATAATACATAATCTTTAATATCTAAAATATCATCATATTTTAAAATATCTTTTTCTGATAATTCATATTTAAATTGTATCATTTCCCTTATTATTTTTTTTGTTGTTTTCTTAAATTCATATTTGAAATCAAATCGCCCTGGTCTAATTAATGCTTCATCAATTTTTTCAGGATAGTTTGTAGTCATTATTATCATAATACCATGTAATTCAATTATACCATCTAAAATATTAAGAAAACATGATAAATTTAAATTATCTTCTTGTTTATTCATTATTTTAACAGTAGTTTCTGTTAAATCAATTAACTTATTAATTGAAGTATACTCTGGTTTTTCATCCTCATAATTTCTTGTTTGAATTATATTATTTTCAAAAGCGTCACAATCTTCTAAAATATAACATAATTGTTTACCATTAAGTTCTCTTCCATTAATTGTTCTTTTTCTAAAGATAGTTTGAAGTTCTTCACATGTTTTAATTTTACCTAAATTTATCAGAATAGCATGTCTTTTTGTATAATTAAGAATAGCTTTTATCGTACTTGTTTTTCCACAACCGGGGGAACCATAAAATAGTATTCCTGATTTAAATGTGAAACCACATCTTTTATATTTTTCTTCACCAATATTTACAATTTCATTTGGATTATATACAAAAGGTTTGATATAATTAATTAATTTTTCTTTATCCTCAAAAAATATATTTTTTAATAAATCTTTATTATTTTGTAAAGGAAATTCATCAAACAATAATTGTAATTTATTATCTTCTTTTTCACAATTTTTATATTCAAAAATATATTGTGTATTATTATCTTTTTTTATATTTATTAGTAAATTATATTCTTCAAGACAAACTTTAACAAAGTTTTCTAATATTATTAAATCTTTTTCATTTGTACTATTTAAAGATAAAGTTAAAATAAACTTTTTACTTTTTGGTATAATTATATTATTATTCTTTCCATTATTTTCTTCTTTATCATCATTATTGATTTCTCTAAATTCACAAAAAATTTCTTGTTTTTCTGAAATTAAAAATTTGTTACTATTGATTGGAATAAACATAAAATGATCTTTTTTCTTCCAATCATTTTGATCATAACAATAATTAGAATTTAATTCAGTATTGTTAGTCATAATTTCAGTTAACGAATTTATTTTACAATCTTTATTTGTTGATAAATAATGAACAATGGATAAAAAAGTATTACTATAAACTGATTTTGTAATAGGTATAGTTGAAGATGAACGAATAATAGGTACTTCATAAGATGGAATGTTTATAGAAATTTGTTTTTTATCATATTTTTTAAAATAATTAAGTATATTTATTTTTATTTCATTAAATGGAATAAATGATGAAGAAATAATTAAAAGATAAATAATATCACTATATTTATTTTCATTTTTATAATTTGTTAATAATATTAATATCAAGTTTTGAATTGTAGTGTCCATTATTATAATTATACACTTATTTTTTAAATAAGATTAAACCCTAAAAATATATAGAAAAGCTAATATTTTTTATCAGAATCTTCTGATTTGTTATTTAAATTTTGTAAACTACAATTAGTTCTGGTTCTATTTGATAATATTATTGGTTCTGGTGAAGATATTTTTTCTTCTAATTGTGTTTCATATAAATTATCTTTATATAATATAGGAACATCACAGCTACCATATATTTCTAATACTTCTTTTACAACTTCTTCACGTTCTATATCTTCCTTATCAAATTCAACACTACCTATACTATCAGATCTTCTTCCTTTAAACTTATTTAAAAAATCTTCTAAACCATTTACTTCACTATGTTTATCATTTTGTTCTAAATCTCCTGTTATAATTAGTTTTGTATTTTCACCAATTCTTGTTAATAACATTTTCATTTGTGGTACTGTTGAATTTTGCATTTCATCTGCAATTATCCAAGAATTTTTAAATGTTCTTCCTCTCATGAATCCAAGTGGTGCTATTTCAATCAGTTTCTCTTCCATAAGTTCCTTAACTTCATTTGGATGAATAAAATTATATAATACATCATATATTGGTCTAACCCAAGGTGCCATTTTTTCTTCTAATGTTCCAGGTAAATAACCAAGATCTTCATCAACAGATACTGATGGTCTAGTAAAAATAATTTTATCACAATAACCCAATAAAAATTGTTTAATTGCATGTTCAGTTGCAAGTAATGTTTTACCAGTACCTGCTGGACCAGTTGATACAATAATTTTAACTTGTTTTTTATTTAACATTTTAACATATTTTTCTTGACTTTTATTTTTTGGTTTTGAAAATTTAGTATCTATTCTATCTTTATCTTTTTGTGATAAATATTCATAATTATTGTAATAATTTAATGTATTTGTTTGATCTTTATAATATTCTAGATCTTCAAACATATCTTTTGTTATGTTTCTTTTACTTTTATTTTTTTTTTTATTATACATTTAAATTTATTAATAAAAAAATAATATTTTTAAAATAATATAAATTATATTAGAAATTTTGAATGAATTTACATTATCAAATTATTCAAAACTTAAAAGAATAAAAAAAAAATATATAAATATAAATTCTTTATTTTATAA